ATGGCGGACACAAACAAATTGCTCGTATCGCTCACTATCTTTACGATGATGCCACGGTTTATTTAGAGCGTAAATACAACAAAGTTAAGCATTTACTATAGATAAACAGCGTGGTATGTCAGATAATTGCTACATTTATCTGACATACCACAACCATTACGCTTTCTTTGTTTTTGGTTCTAGTGCAGGCATCGGTGTTCCATTAACCAAATAATCCAATAACCCCGGAGTATCTTCAATTTTGTATTGGATGTCCCTAGCGTAGAACTGCTTGAATCCTTCTATCTGGTGATAATAAGTACCCTCACAAGTAGGGCATGTCTTACCGTCCGGTCCTTTTCCAGAAGGAATCATAGCTGGTTCAGCACCCTTTTCTACCAATTCAGTATTTTCGTTAGGTACAAGGCAATCAGAACATGGTTCAATAATTTGGTTCCACGACCCATTAAGTCTTGCACGAAGGTTACGCTTTCCAATTTCCAACGCTTCCCAATTTACATCACATCCAGATTTATACTTATCATCGCCGAACATGATATGAAGAATACGTTCTTCAAAAGGCTTCCAAAGGCGATTCTTGGTAATCTCTATGGTTGATGCGATGCCTATTTCAGTATCATCTTCTTCAACCTTCCCAGATTGATAAATAGTCATCATCAAGTGAGAATGGAAATCAAGAGCGTTCTTACCAATGTAAGTATCCTTGTCATACATTGCATTGATATTGACTTTTACTTGATTAATGATGAAGAACAAGATATTAGTCTTCCCCAAGCGTTTGGCAATCTTACGGAACCATTGAGATAGCAGTTTAGAGTGTTCACCATAATGACCACCCTCACCCTTATCACCTTCCAGTTCCTTTTGAGTTGGTGATGCGGCTACAGAATCCCACACAACAACAGTGGGACGCTTCGTCTGTTCAGCAATCTCAATGATGCTTTCCAGCTTTTCAAATACCTGTTCAAGATAATCAGGTTGACCAATCATCATGCGATTGGGGTCTACGCCGATAGCTACAGCTCTATCTTGGTCAAATGCAATTTCAGCATCCAACCAAAACGTATCTGCATCGACTTTAGTCGACGTTTCAACATCTAGAACACCCTTTTGAGCCTCGGCTACAATCTGTTGAGCGATAGTAGTCTTGCCGCTGCTCTTCTTGCCTGTAATTGTAACGATTTTCCCGAAAGGAACACCCCATCCGGCTTTGGTTATGGCATTGTTTAGTTCGAAAGAACCAGTAGAAACCCAATATCTAGGCTTAGAGTTGTCGTCTAGGTTAAGAACTTGCAGGGAATTAACGCCATAGGCTTTGTTGAATACCTTGACGATATCCCCTGCATCGGTCTTACCCTTTTCAAGAACCATCGCCGGAATCTTAGCGACTGGCTTTTTTGCTTTAGGGAGTGCCATAGTTATTTACTTCCAAGTGCTGCCATCATCTGCGCAGCTAGGTCGCCTTCGTCAGCCACTGGTGTGGCAGCCGGAGGATTGTTCTTTGCAACACGAGCAGCTTTTAAAACAGCCACTTCACAATCATCAACCAATGGACACTTCAGGCAAATCTTGGCATCGCCATCAAAAGCAATCCCAAAACAAGGCTTAGTTCCGTTAACTAAATCAGCCACTGGAACAACCTTAACTGGTGGCTGTGTTCCAACTATAGCTGATGTAGTTGCTACCGATGCGAAAGCTGGTTTAGGTGAGCCAACATTAACCGCTGCCTGAACTGGAGAACTAACCGATGCATTTGTTGGAGCTGTATTTACAGTCGTGTGGGTGGTCGTAGGTGGAGCTGTATTTACAGTCGTGTGGGTGGTCGTAGGTGGAGCTGTCTGAGGTGGGGCCGAGCTATCATCCGTGTTTACACCTGGGAAGAATTCTGAATTCTCAGAACCATCCGTTAGTTGGCGATATCCAGTACCATGCACAAGCTCTTTTCCAGCTGTTTCATCTCCAGTAACCACCCTCTGTAAACAAGCCTGAGTGAACTCGAGCGTTGGAATTCCCATAATGGAATCCAAATCCCAAATCTTCTCCATGATTGCTTCATCGATAGGTGCAACTTGCAACGAAGCCGTGATTGTGAAGTCACGTTTGTTCTTGTTTGATGTACCTGGAACTTTCGCACCCTCCACAATAGTGCTCTTAATAGATACATTACGTCCCCTAAATGGATGCGTAAAATCAGAATATCCTGCAATCGAAAGCCAATCAAAAAGCTGCTTATAAACTGCATAAGGGATGTTGAGTACACCAACAGTCTTCTCAGGGTCATCAACATTGAATGCATTGACGTAGTAGTTGCTAGTGGAGCGTAGGGTTTTTGCAAGAGCTGAATCAACCGGGTCTTTCGACTTATTGAGCTTGTAACTCTCGTCACACAATGCACACGGAAACTTCACGTCAGAGCCTTCCTCCTCGAAGAAAGACTTAGGGCATGTAACAGCGCCTTTATATCCCGGAACATTCCAATGTTTCATAATCTTGCGGAAGAAAGTACGACGTTTAGTCCAAGGTAAAATGCGCCACGTAGAAGTTGTTTCGCCATCTGGAATGTTGTGATAAGTGACTTTTAGCCCACCCTTCTTTGCAGCGTCTTTCTGAATCTGATCTGTATCTAACGCATACGGATCATTCGGATCGAATTGATAAGTGTCAGTCATAGTAATTTATTCCTCGTCGTGAGTATTTGGTGTCAGTCGCATCATTTCTTGACGTTTCGTAGCACCCAAATTAAATAACATCTGGGAACGTTGCTTAAAAGCGTCTTTCCACACATCCAGTTTACCAACGATGGCTTGCATTTGTAGCACAGAGCTACTAATTTCCTGCCATTTAGGTTCACGCTTTAGTGCAGCTTCAATCTTGGCTTCAGACATACGTTCACTTTGTCCAAGATTTTCAGAGACCTTCTGTCGAATGTCGAGTTCGATTTCAGCCTCGTAAGACGATAAAGCACGTTTGCGCGATTCAAGCTCTATGTAACAATCAGAATGAATTCCGCCATAAAACGCAAATTTCGATGCTTGTTCGCAAAACTCTGTGTTAAGTGCTCCCTCTTCAATATAGAGGTCAGTGGCAGGGTCAAGAAATTCTTCCTTGCCGTTTAGCATGATGGTTAAACTACCTAAATCACGGTCAAAAGCCATGTGATTACTCCGTTGGTGAATTATACCCGGCTTGCAAAGAGTCTGTACTGAGAAGAACCCCACCACAATAAACACTACAAGCGTTCTCGATTTTATTTACCCTTACAACTTCCATGCCCGGTTGAACATTTAATTTGTCAGATGATGACGTAATATATGCCCACTTCTCTTCCAACGCTGCATATACACTTTGTTGATTAAGTGGTTTAAAAATGAACAATTCTGCATTTTTAGCAGCGCTTAAACATTTTTCGCCGCATGTAGATATGATAGGTCTTGATGGAAGATAAAGTTTCTGACAAACAAGGCAGTGAATGAAATACGCCTTTACCAAATTGCCGTGCTTCAATTCTTCAGGGTGTCTCCAACCGTCCGGCGTTTTTAATAATGCATCGCTAGTTAAATATATCTTTATACTGCTGTTTCTAATCCTATCAGGAGTTGGAACAGCATCAACTCTGATCATCCATTGTTCACCCTTTAAAGCTTCGTCTCGTCTAATTTCCATTTTGTGGAATTCTAAACCCTCTGTCAAAACATCTCGACCTTGCAATGTAATAATCGTCCCAACACCATCTCTCGTAACGATTGGGCATAGGCCATCAGTCACCATAACTTTCCCTCCAGTACTTGAGCCGGTGGCCCACCCTTCTTCGACAAACCTTGTCTCAGACTGATACAAATCGCTTTAGCTGCTTTCATATCATGCATCGAGGCAAATGCTCCACAGGATAATAAAATCTCTTGTGCCTTTATGTTCACCACTCGCCTATTTTCCAGTCTGTTGAAGAAGTCATCGAAACTAAGAAATTGAACTTCACCTCTGGTTTTCAATACAGCGTCTATAACAGCATCACCGATTCCTGAAATCTCATTAAATCCAGCTCTAAGAGCCTTTTTTCCATTCGGTAGAATTTCAACACTGCACAATTTATGAGACCGATTGATACACGTTGGAAGGTATTGGACATCCTCTCTCCCAACTTCCTTACGGAGGTCTGGTCTGTCTTCATCCTTGGAATGGGCTATCTGTGCCGATAGAAATTCACATGGAAAATGGGTTCTAAGCCACATGGCGTAGTAACTAACAAGAGTGTAAGTCGTAGCGTGCGATTTATTGAAACAATATCTTCCGAAATCAACAATTTCGCTGAACAGTTCGTTAGCAGCGGCATCTGAAAGTTTTCCAAAGCTTATGCATCCTTCCACAAATTTCAAACGATCTTTCTCGATTTCTTCCTTGCCCTTAGATTTAGAAATCTTTTTACGAAGTGTATCAGATTCAGGATATGTATATCCTGCCACTTCTACAGCTATCTGCATCACCTGTTCCTGATAGATGAACACTCCGTATGTATCTCGAGTGATTTTATCCAAAGCAGCATTTCCAGTAGACTTTATCAAATTTGGAGTTTTTTTGTTCTTTACGTAAGTATCCTTAAACTGCAATGGACCCGGGCGATACATTGCATTAGCTGTAATTAGCGTGTTGATGTCGTGTGGTGCCATTTCACGAAGCATTTTTCTCATACCCGGTGACTCAAACTGAAACACTCCAGTAGTTTGACCCATATTGAACTGCATGAGTGTTGGCTTATCTTCCAAATCTATCTTCTGAAAATCTAGTTCTTTACCAGATGTTTCCTCAATCATTTTCTTAGTGTATTCGAGTACTGAAACGGTCTTAGAACCCAACACATCTACTTTTAGAAGCCCTAAGAACCCGACATCATACATATCGTAGTTGATGGTGTATTCGCCTTTTCTATATTCAACAGCAACACGGTTCTCTAGAGGTTCAGAGCTAACAATCACACCACCAGGATGGATACCAGTTTGTCTAACTTGTCCTTCGAGAACTTTAGCAACTTCCAAAATAGAGAAGTTTTTTTCCTTAAAAGCAGCATATTGCGGGTATTTTTCAGGCTCATCTTCGACTTTTTGCAATGTTAGTTTAGCCTTGTCTTGTTTGGCTGTTTTTTCATCTATCTCTTTGCACACAACATCAACTACTTTTAAGTCTATCTCTTCATAACGGCAAACATCTTTCAAAACCTGTTTGGTGTTCATACCGTTGAACGTGGCTATGTGAGCTACATGCTTATAGGTCTGCAATAAATACTGATAAACTTCATCACGCCTATCGTGTTCGAAATCTAGGTCGAGGTCGGGAAGGTCGATACGCTCAGGGTTTATGAAACGTTCAAAAATGAGTCCATAGGTAAGTGGATCGGCGTTTGTAATGCCCAGTAAATAACACACCAGTGAACCAGCACCAGAACCACGCCCCGGACCATAGGCGATACCAACAGAATCACAATATCGATAAATGTCTTGCACTAATAGAAAATACTTTTCAAAATTCAGCTTTATAACTGTATCTAATTCCTTTGTCAACCTTTCCCAATATGGCTTCCCTTTTTCGCTGGTAAATGCCATATCAGGAAAGCGTTTCTTCCACCCCTGAACACACAAAATCTTCAATGCTTGTACTTGGTCGCTTGTTCCCAAAGAAGTCGTATTTACGTTCGGTAGTTCTACTTCAAAATTTGGCAAAGACCAATTACACTTCTCGGCAACCTCAACTGTGTTTAGAACAGCTGCATTTACCAACTGAGACGACAAAACACTCTTTTGCATTCCGAGAAACGAATCTATCATCTCTGGGTAAGTCTTCATCCACAAACCCGGCGTAAAATCCCACTTATTATCGCTTGATTTAGTTTGCTTCCGAGCCGTAGCTAACAAACACTCTTGAGCGTGACAATCTTCAGCGTTAGCGTAGTGAAAATCATTCGTGGCAATAAGCTTCCTGCCGAATCTATTCGCCAGTTGCAGTGCTTTCATGTTCGTATTGTATTGGAGGTCGAATTGGTGAGGTTGAACTTCGAAGTAGAAATCTTCCTTGAATGTTTCATTAAACATCTCAGCTTTCTTCACATAATCATCATGTGAAAGCATCCCACCAACACAAGCCGTAGATATTACACAATCTTTCAGAGCGAGAGTGTCATTCCACCCAACACGAGGCTTGTAGTAGAAACCATCCTTTGAATAAGCCTTTGTAAGAAGCTTTTGGAGCGACACAAACCCGTCCCAGCTCTTAGCCAGAACGATAGTATGATATAAGTCTTCACGTTCTTTCTTGACATTTTCAGGCTTGCGATACAGCACATCATCCACTATATAAATTTCGCACCCTAAAATTGGTTTTATGCCATTCTTCTTACATTCTCTAGCGAACTTAAGCCCACCACTGACCGTACCATGATCAGTCTGCGCCAGCGCCTTAAATCCCTTTTTCTTAGCTTGTGCAACAACGTGTTCCACGGTGCCAACAGCATCAAGCTGTGAATATTCAGAATGTGCATGGAGATGAACCAAGTTTTCATTACTATCGCTCATTACTCAACCTTTTTTCTTTATGTGCAAAAGCTCGTCTATCACGGCAAAATCTTTAACCTTCTTAATAGCCTTTGACTCTTTTTTGATTTCGTCCATCAGAGCTTTCGCTTGTAGTGATATTCTCCACAAAGCGTTAATAGATTCAATTTTATTGTATTTCTTTCCATACGTACGGAACAATTCGTAGTTATGTCTGAACTTTCTGAATTCAGTCGTCAAATCGTCGCTCAATTTACTCATTAGCGTCAACCCAATCCATAAGAGGTGCCCCCTCAACTCGAGTCACTAGTTTTCCTTTTTTATTGGTTTTTTCGATTATGCCACAACCATCAAGCCTTTGGGTGCCTGTTTCGTAATGAATAGGGTCTATTTCAACGCCAATATACCCCATACCCAATGATTTCGCTCCCATACACGTACTAAACGAGCCTGCAAATGGGTCAAGGATTACGTCGCCTTCCTTGTTATATTGGCTCAGTGCCTTCCGTACCAGTTCGATAGGCTTCTCGGTAGGGTGCAACGTGTTAATGTGTCTGGCGATGTTCCACACGTTGCTGGGGGCAGCTTCAAGAAGCAGATTTGGTTCACCTTTACTTACCACCCATATGTACTCGTGTTGGGGGCGAAATTGGTAACCTATGCCAAAATTTGTCTTAGCCCAGACTACCTGATTAACGATTTCGAACCCGACATCTGTCAATACTTCATGAAACACATGAGAACATTGCCAATTGCAGCAAAACCATGCAACCTTGTTATGTTTTAGTACCCGATAGCAATGATGTATCACTGAACTAAGCCATTGCTTGAATTCTTCCGGAGCAATATTGTCGTTAGCTATGATGTCATGCGTTTTTCGCTGAGGAACAAGGTTTATGTTAAATGGAGGGTCGGTCATAATCCCATCCACAGAACAATCTTGAATCGTTGGTAGCACGTTCACACAATCATCGTTATATGTTTCTTGAGTCATTGGCTACTGTCTTTCCATCCGATTCTTAACCCATTCGCTTAATCTCTTAGACACTTTAGCAAATGGTCCTTTGACGCGATCATCAATCAAATTACCGCTTTCCTGTGCGTCTAGAAGAATACCTAAGCAAGCTCTTGCGTGTCCGAGATGGTGAACACCAGAATCTTCAGCTACTTCGTCGCCTTCAAGCCATCCGTCTAAGTGACGCTTACAGGCATCGATATAAACCCTAGCACGAACATCTTTCGCGCGCCAATTTCTAAACCCATATTTTATTTCTCCATCAAGCATCGCACAAGCTTCATGAGCGATAGCGGCTGGAGATACAGCTCCCATCGGAACCTTCTTAAAACCTAAAATGTCTTTAGGGTTGGTCGAATCTGCTTTCGAAACTGCTCCATTATCTTTATTCATATTGTTTTTCCTTATGCTTTTTAATGTATTCAAGACTTCTATGAACCAAATCAGACTCCAACTGCCCTAATCGCATATTACATCCATGGCAGAGCGCCTCTCTGACGCACTTTTCGCAACTTCTACCAGCAGGACAACAAGAATGATCATGATCTAAACACAAACCTATAGAGTCTTCCAAACCACAGATAGCACATTTTTCATTCTGCTTGATGCGCATTTCATCTAGTTTCTTCTTTGCCCAGCTTCTAGCTACATATTCAGGACCGCTTCCAGTAGGAACACCTTTAGATATCCTAATAGTTCCAAACTTGTCTCCAATCTTCTTATTTCTTCTTAGATAATAGTATCTACTCATACAGCTGGAGCATCTTCCATATCTGTCTTTTATTCTGTCTGTATGAGTACATGGAGCAGTTGGGTTCTGCGTCTATTCCCAACATTCTCTGCACATCCCAAAATAATGATTTAGTTCACTTGGATGACATCTTGCAAGTTTTATTCTTCGTGTCACGTGTGGCATCTCCAATATATTCTACCCGGTTAGTATTTTGCCATCTTCTTGATATACATCTTGTAATTTCCACACAAATCTTCAATCTTCCCGAATATTCTTGCGTATTCATCTTCTGTAACCGGCTCATCCCAAAGATGATATAAATAGAACTTGCTTCCGTTTACCAACTCGACATAATCAACCATTCCATTAAGTGGATAGCTGTATCTCCCATCTACACCATTGTCGATGAAATCTTCCAGTTGATAGGCTGATATGGAACCGCAAGCAGAACACAACCCAGTCCAGAATTGAGCAACCTTGCCTAGATACTGTTTAGATACACAACGGCATCTTTCATTGATCTGTATCACTTGTTTGGGCATAGTTTTCCTCGATTACATCGCGTCCATTTGCGAATTCAAGCCCCATCAGGCAGGCTTCGCATTGAATATCGTTGATATTAGACAGAGCCGCGTACCAATTAGCACGCGGATGTCTAATGCAATGAACTTTGTTGAATTGTTCGGTTACTGGGATTACCTGTTCCATCATCAAACTTTCTGCTAATCACGATTATTAAATCGCTCCAGCTCTCTTAGACTTTTCCATTCCTGCAACCACAGCCGTTGATTCATCATCACGTACGAATCCTCTAAGCTCAGCGTTTTTGATAGAGTCTATAACGTCTTGAGAGTCTCTAATTTCGGTAGCTTCCATATCACGGAAGTAGAATCTCCCATTCACATTAACAAACGGTTCAGTGAACATAACGTGGTTGAGCTGTACCTTTTCGTTGATAGCGTCGACGTACGCAATGGCAAACGAATTTTGCCAGTTTGTTTTCGTAGATGTGTAGTCAGAATCCAACTTGCACATACACCCAGTAGTCAGCTTATTAATCGGTCCTTGCAGCAGATGAACTTCGGTTGCAAGGCCCGGACGGTGTAGGTGTCCACTCACGGTCGTCACGCCAAAATCTTCATATCCAGTGTGATTGCACACCAAGCAATTGAAATACAACTTGAAGTTCTTAGCCATTTCGTCTTTGATTTCCTTGGCTTTGAAAGCAGTTGTGTTCCCTTTGGATACAAGATTAATCTGGAATTTATCTAACCCTAGCAACTCTGCCAGAGACAGATTCATTAGTTCCATCAGTGCAGCCATGTTTTCAGTCTTAGACGCCATATGCTTCAGAAGACGATGTTCGTGGTTACCAACTACGAAGTCAATTTGAGACTTCGGACAAGCTTCACGCAACGGACCCAAGATACAATCTCTAACGAACTCCATGCGTAGTCTCAACTTTATTTTGCGAGGGTCTCTATCGAAGTGAGAAAATTCATACAGGTCGAATATATCACCGTTTAGTACGATTATATCTGGTTGCTCAACTCTGCACGTGTCGATAAAAACAGATAAGCAAAACAGATCAGTATCGATATCGTGGAAATCAGAAGCGATGATCATCTTCTTCATACCAGCAACATTCGTGATAGTTTTGTTGTATTTCTCCACCCACGGTTCTATCTCAAGCCTATAGAACTTTCGTGATTCATCCAGAGCGGCGTGTTTTGCAATATGTTTTTCAAGTTGTCTTTGACTGCGACTTAATTGAATCCCGGCTCCAGAGCGAAACTCTTCCATAGTACCGAAATATTGATCCCATGTTTTATCAGAATACTTACCGTTGGTGCGGTAAAAGTTTCGAGCCATGAAGGTATCGTTATTCTCCAACTGGAGCCTTCTAAGGTCGTTTACAACATCTTCTCTAGTCGCTGTTGGGTCGAACTTCTTTCCACGCTCAGCTAACATTGCTCTTTGTCCTTGAGTTAGCTTTGGTTCTTTATTTGTAGCTTTGATTGCAACCTTGGATGTTACTTTGTTGCTCTTTTTAATCGAGGACTTCACTGGCTTACCCACACAGATTACCTCCGAAGTTGCTTATGTTTGATTATACCCGGAGCAACTTGGCACTACCAACTCACAAATATCTTTGTCAATCTGTTGCGCAAATGCTCTTTAATCGAGTTATTGTTTTCGTTGGATTGTAGGTCGTTGCACACTACATGAAATTTATCCAAGCTCTTCTCTAGCTCTTCTTTACTTGTTTTTAAATGTGTAAAAACACACGAAGTTGTAGCACCAGTCTCGACTTTCACAATCACACTCCTATGATTCCTTGGTTGCATCTTTGATGATGTCCAACATTCTGTTTATAACTTGTTGCAATCCGTTAGTAGCCGACAATTGGTTTTGAGCGACCAATTCCATTTGATGTCCTAGAGCAGCGAGCTTCTCTGCTAACACATTTAAATCGTCGCCATTGTCTACTTCTATTTTTTTAACCTCTTCGATTTTTTTCCAAGATTCTTTCTGCCACACTTGAATATCTTTTGTCTTCTGAACAATGTCTACAACAGAAGCAAGGATGCTCACCAAATTAGCAGTCATCGCTTCATGGCTTTTATTACTTGCTTTAGTTTCCTTGCTGTTAAGGAAATTTGTAATTGACGACCATACAAACAACCCAACCGAAATGACTGCCAACGATACAGCTTTTCCATCTGTAACCAGTGGTAATACAGTCGGCATTTGCATAAGCATGAGGTCGGGCATGATATACACCTTCTTAGAAGAATATAGAAAAACTGTAAACTGGTATTATCGATTTCGTATCGTTAGATAGTTTGAAGACGAATCTGTTATGTGTATCAGACAATTCGATAGACGGACCACCATCTATAAACGTATCACCACCATCAAAACTATATTGTAGCGATAACCCTGAAAAATCGTAAGTATCACCAGCTTCAATATTCACATTTAATTGCTTAACGTCACCTGTAAAGATTGGATGGAATGTTAAAAAACCGCCATCTGGGATTTGAACACACTTTACGTTGAATGCCGCTGCATGAATGTCATCCAATGATGATGAATCTAGAAATTCATCAAACCAATATTGCTTTCCGTTAGCCAATGTATTGTACTTTGCGTTGATTACGTCTTGCACATTTATTGATGATGGGTCTGATAATAGATTCGCTTGCCGCGTCTTAACTACCGGCTCCATAGATGGAACATTTTCGCGATAATTGGTTGTTGCCGATATCACCTCAACCCCATCGCTTTTAAGAAACAGTAGACGTCCTAGCGAGTCTATTTTTTGTGTATATACAGTATGCGAAACTGACACAGATTTTATAGAATCTGGGCAATGTATGAAAGCTCCATTGCCCTTCCCGTTTCCAACATCAACACTCGCGATCCGAAGATTACTGTCAAAAAATACGTTCATTGTCTAATCCTTAATAACGAACAATAGGTCTGTTTTGAAGTCTGAAAATATCGATGGCAGTCGTTACATTGGTTTGCCCATTCAGCTGACTTGATGTTGATGTGTTGTAGGTATTTATTACAACCATAACGATTTCACCCTTAATCAAATCAGGTATAACTGGTGTTATTCCGTTATTTTGTAGGTCGCCAGAAGCAACCGCTAAGAACGCTCCAACAACACACTTATTAACAGCTTGAGTTTGAATGGAATTAGCAATTACGCTGTCATACCCATAATTATCAACATACCGTTGTAATGTGTTGATACCCCTTATGCTGTACGCTGCAGCTGTCAACTGCGAGATAAGAATTTGAGAGCCAGATATGTTAATGGTTGATGAGTTACCCTCAGAGCCAACCAATCCAGCGGTTGATGTGGTTAAGAGAGGTGAATTGTCATATCCGCTGATCGTAAAGTTTGTTCCACTGCAGGCCCATTCACCAATGGTGTTTGTTCCGTCGTTAGATGGCATCGGAAGGTTAACCAAAGCGCCATTAAGTAGATCAGAAACAACTGTATTTCGTCCACCAGTTCCCAAGGTGTTGATGTATAGAGTAATCGGTGTCAAAGCCTTGAGATGATACGCAATCGGCGTACTGCCCTGACTAGCGATTATTCCTTGATAAGCCTTGAAATTGTACCACAATTTCAATGTATCGGTCGGGTTACCACCTACAACAATTTCAAACTGGCGAAGTGGGAAATCACATGCACCCATGAACTTATTTGTCTTAACCACACGGTAGTTATTGGTATCGGATATGTAGATACCACCAATCGTGTCCAGAAAGAAACCAGTTGGATGGTTCAGATGTGATGTATCGGTTCCAACAATGCCTGTTACGCCATATTGTCCGACATAAATAAGGTTGTTGTTGAGCCTTACGATTCGATGATTATTAGTGTCGGCTACATAGATGTAGCCATCAGCGCCATATTCTATATTGGATGGGCTGTTAAGTGCGTAGTTGCTCGCTCCGCTTGTCAAAACAGAACCAAACCTGGCAGAGAAAGAACCACCACTGGTATATCTGGCAACACTATGCCCTGTCGTGATCCAGTAATTTCCAGAAGCATCCACTGTCACACAATTTATAGCATTAGCCAATCCAGTAACCGGAGTTGCGCTGTATGTGAACGAACTTAGATTAACTTCAACCACGCGATTATTCAAACTATCGGCGATAAAAAGGTTTGTGCTGTTTATATTCATCCCAAGCGGCGTGTTCAAATGTGAAGAATCAGAGCCAGCAACACCAGTGTTGAAAAGCGGTGTTCCAACAATAGCTAACGAGTTCGATAACTTAACAAGTCTGTGGTTCATAGTGTCAGATATGTAAACATTGTTACTGCTATCGATTGCAATTCCTTGAGGGCTATTGAGATGCGATGTATCGTTTCCAGATACGCCTGTTTGACCAAACTGTGCTTGGAATACAAATGCCGAGCTATACTTCAATATTCTGTGGTTTCCAGTATCGACTACAAAAATGTTTCCAGCTGTATCGGTTGCAACCCCGTTTGCCAAAGCAAAATTGTTATTGCCTGTTCCAACATTTCCAGTACCGATTACACCTACAGTGTAATCTGTGCCTGATATATTGGCATCCTGAGCCACAATGTTGTATGGGCGATGGTTTAACCCATTTCCAGCTGGATAGTAAATCCCGAACACAGAAACTACTCCATTAGCTAACGCAGCGGCAGACCATTGCGTTCCGGGAGTAATTCTAAACGTCGAGCTAACTGTTCCCAACCCGCTCCATACACCTGTCACTGCGATACCAGTACTGAACTCATAAACAATGATTGAATATCCGTTCGGAAAACCACCAGCATCAGATTGATTAGTGCTATTTGTCATTGTTTTTATAGCAGCGCCAGTCGGATTCTTAAGACCACTGGTGCTGAGTGTAAACAATAAAGGTGATGATGCACTGTTTACTGTTTGTGTCGCTGTAACAGTCAAAAGAGCAGAGTTTAGAACTTTATTCGTTCCGATAGATATCGGGCTGCTGTTTTGTTTAAATAGATTGGCAGCACCAGTTGTAGTTCCGGCGTATACATTGTAATATGAAGCCCCGGTTACTGCTGCAGGGCTTGAGATTGTCAGCGTTCCGTTAGTACCCATTGCCAAAGAAGCTTCATTAGCGCCATTGGTTTCATATAAGCCAGTTGCATCTGTACAGTAGGTCAAACGAACATATATTGTTATTCCGTTTAATGTTCCACCAGCCGAAGCAGCGAGTGCTGGAACAGCTGGAGGATTAACATTCCAAGGTAGTAAACTCGCCGTAGGAATAACAGTAGCAGCCGTGTAGTTCCATTCAGTTTGCTGTAAAACAGCAGCATCGGAATAGATTCTGCGTTGATAATTGTATTGAGAGAATCCCAAGTAGTACGGCACAGATGAAGAATTCAACTCTTGAGCAATTAATGGAGCCGTGCTTCTATAAGCAGCGTCGTTACCAGTACCGTCTCCAACACCAAAAAGACTGTTCGAATTACCTCTTAAAAGCTTGTCGAAATTGTCTTGTAACAAGGATGGAAAATCCCATTGCTGTTGTATTAGAGCTTGGTGTCTAAGACTTAAAAGGTCTCCAACCACAATTTGATCGGCATAAAGATGATCAGGTCGTCCCGAAATTCCAGAAGCAATCGTTCCACCACTAGGACCAGACGCCGCACATCCATCTCTGTTTGAATCAGCATAAATACCAGTATTTCTACGATATATAGCAGCGATAGGAATAGCGTATGAATATCCGTCGATTGTTCCCAATGTCGCCTTAGCTGTAGTTGAACCGTCACCAGCCACGTATAACCCCGGATCGGTAGCAGATACGGAGAAAGTATAAGGAGTAGCAGCTCCTGAAGCACCGAAAGCCTTCACAACAGATGTTTGACTAACGCCATCAGGATACGTATCTATGTTTACGCCTTGAGCAATCTGAATAGCGTACTGAATTTGCCACCGGCGATTGATTTCCATATCAACTTCTGAAATGTCGTCAGTAGCATTTGTTCCAGCGTATTGAGTATTTCCATAAAGCCAAAGATGTGTTGCATCAGGTTTATTTGATGTATTCGAAATGGTCGCCGACGTTCCACCCAATTCGGCTATCCAAACTTCAAGATATGCGAGGTCTATTCTATTTCCGGTGGTCGGTGGCGCAGGCAAAGTTATGTTGCTACACGTTCCAGTTGTTCCAGCTGTATTGGTAATAGGAATTTTCCATCCATTCACCAATCCAAGCATATTTCCAAGCCGTATTTGATTAGATAATGGAATTCCGTTTGTGGTTAGAACCATCAGTTCGCCGTCGGCATCAGCGGTGGTAGTCGTCTCTATAAGCGAAACTGATTTGATCTTGGTGATAAACCCACTAGGAGACATAGAACGATAAATCTCTTGATCTGCTTTTATGCGTAGCCAGTCTTTAATGTTGTATTCTTTGGTGGACGCTGGACAGCCCAAACCCCAAGGGTTCATCACGACGTTCGTGTTGCTGATAGATTGTTCCGTAGTTATATCACGGCTTTTTGACCAGCTCATAGTAATTCCTCTTTAACTGATAATACGAAATTTTCGGTGCGTTTACCAACCTTAATATGTACTACCAGTTCTATCTAAAATGTGAAATAAATCTTTCTGCTTAAAGAGAGCGTGTCATCAATTGAAAGTGGCGCGTGTGGCACGTAATCCATCATTAATCCGCTATTTGGTAGATTGGCTTGAAATCCGCTAAATATCCCAAATTCAGTGAGAATAACAGTCGAACCTTGGCTTAATTCACCCTTCACCCAACTAGCCGTCATCATAATGCGATTAGTAGGAGATGTTGTAATGGCGTTGTTTTGATCTACAAAGCTGATAGTACACTGCTTTCTTGTATATTCATTGACAAGAGTGGCAAGATTAGGACTTTGTGTTTGGGAACCGATTCCAACGGCCCAAAAGCTATTATTTCCAGCATAGAAACCCTGAATCAAGCCAGCCACTAGAGTGCTTATTCCAACCGTAATTATGTTGTGACGAATGGGAGTAACGATCTTCTCTACGATACGACCAATTTCGTCATATCGTATGATTTCATCCTGATATTCGCCCTTAATAGTGGACTTAATATCAACATTTACTTCCAATCCATCATTAGTTTTTATCATGTTCTTCATGTTTAATTCCCAAAATTACCAAATGGAGTTTGAAGCACGATACCTGTGTAGTTAGTTCTTTGATTATCCTGTGCAGTAACCCCTTCGTCTGTCACAACTGAAGGGTCTGAGGACTTAATAGCTGTTGCGTTTCCCAAATCGTCTACTGAAACCGAAGCAGGAGTCTCGTACTTCCTAATTTTAGAACCTGTTGAAACACTAGCTGTTCCTATTCCTTGAATAACCGTCGATGGAATAACGATCGGTCTTCCCGCCGAACCCAAGGCTGGAATGTTCAATGAAGGATCGGGGTCCGTTATAGTCAATTGTTGTCTAAACACATAACTCGATTGATCACCATTTACCACAGTAATATCATATATCCCAGCGGGGATATATGGAAGAACGAATTTAGCCATAAAAGAGTTGGCATAGTGGCATGGTATTCTAACCATATTAATAATCACAGCTATAGGGGCTACAAAACCTGTTCCACCTATGGTTATCTCGGCAGATTTGCCAGTCATAAACGAAGCATGTGAAATAGAGTTTACAAGAATCGCCATTATTCCCAACCCCCAGATTGTGCTGCAACATCAAAAACACCAACATTTATTGGATCAGCGTTAACAGGGGAAACATCGACACCGTTGATAGATGTGGTTTGTATAGCTGTGTTTGGATTCTGTGGAACATATACTGTCGGCTGTAAAATAACAGCACCTACAATTTGGTCAGGGATCACTGTCGATATAACATTGTTATTTGGAGATATGTTCAAAGGACCATTCAAACTACCAATTGTTTGAGAGGATGGAACTTGAGTGGGTGTTGTGGATGCTGGAATAAATACCGTCAACCCCATCCAGCTAACCGAGCCATACGTACCAACCGAATCAACCACAGTAACCACATATCCACCAGCTGTAACACTTGGGACTACGAAATTTAACTTTGTTGTGCTCACATAGGTTGTTGTACACGCCGTAGCTCCTACATATACAGTAGACGTACTCGCAAAATTATTCCCAAATACTGAAGAAGTGCTCAACGTATCAACAAGCGCTGGCGAAACATAAGAAATAGACATCGCCGCTGGCGGTGTTGGAGGAGACGCCGGAGATGGGGTTGGAACAAATGTCTTTTGAAGCGCTCCGAATCCGTTTTGCGTCATTATGATGATTCCGGTAACTGTGGCAGAACTTAAAACCACCAGTACTGGATATCCAATACCGTCGAAACCACTAATCGAAAGTATATTCGCTTCAACACCACCAACCAGAATGGAAAATCCAGCATCCCTAATCGGATTATACGAGTCTATTTCTAATGTATATTGGTCTCCGGAATGTCCAGCGACAGCTATAGTATCCAAGAAACTAGGCACATATGTATCAACAGTGAAACTAGTTAACGCTGTCTGTTGAAAGCTGACGCCAATATCATTCTGTACTATAACGAAATAACGATCAGCCAATGTGTATTCATAAACATGTATCTTGCAACGAATATAAGTATCGGTTACCGTGTCGATTCCAACCACATCAATTAGCGGTACTTCACCATTCTGATTAGATAAAACAACACGTACAGCACCAACAATTGTAGATGTTAGAGCGCGTCCACCAACAAATCCAGAACCGTAAATTTCAAGTACGTGAATAGCATCCATCTCGGTCGTACTTGGCGTATTTCCATTTCCATCCAAATAAATACTCGTAACATTTGGAATATCCAAACCGCCACACGTCGGCGATAAGACTTGTGGATTAACCGATATATGTATAGTCGCTGTTGTTGTTAAACCAGTTGAACTGGTGGCAGTTATCTTAAAATCTTGCGTTCTATCTGGGTATATGACAAAGCTAGCCAAGCCTAGAGGAAGATTTTGTCCACCAACAAAATCTCCTGTCACATTAACAGCGCCAGTTGTCTGCCACGAAACCGTAACAGGGTCTCCCACATTGACGCTTGCCGAAGATATGCTGGTTGATATAAATTTTGCCCCTGCATCAACATTCACAAATCCAGCAGCAACAAAACTAGAATAATTATTTTTTCCATTAAACCTATACATCGTATTGGTAGTTGGAAACGCCGTGTATTGAGCGTTATTCGCGTTGGATAGCAAAGTAGTTTGATTCTGCGTTGGTCTGGCACC